CTGAGGCCTTAAAACCCCCGCTGGAGCCCGCTAAATGGCATATGGTGGCAAGGAGACGGAACTGGTAATCGGTTAACTCGGCTGAATAAGCCTCTAAAGGGATTCTCACGCTCGCTAGTCTTCGTCAAATTCGTAAGGGGTGTCGCCTAGTAGGGTGTCGGCAATTACCTGATCAATGGTTTTGGCTAGGGTCTCGACCACTCCAGCCGTAATGTAGGCGGCAAAGATCTCGATGAAGTTGGTTAGCGACTCATGCATCTCGGCGTACAGGTCATCGCTGGTCTCGTGCTCTAACTCAATCCGCGTTAGACCATCGGAGATATCCCAAGTCTCAAGCCCGTAATCCTCTACGGAGTGGAGAGCCTGATGAGCCTCAAGGCTATCGTCCCACGAGATAGCCAAGATGTCCTCTGGCGTTACCTCACGGAGCATTGTCTTGATCGGGTTATCGCAGACAGTTAAATCTTCGGCCGAAAGCAGGAGCGCATCTGTGAACTCGTTGGCTTCTGAGAAGAACAGTTGGATTGTGCAGTCGTGTTTCATAGCAGTATCTACTGCGCTCTTAACAAAGGTCAACTCATCAGTAACAGGGATGATCACAGGAGCCCCTGGGTTGTCGTGTATTAACTCTGCTAAGCCTTCGGATACATCTAGATCTTCAAAACTAACAACTAATATCCGTTTCATATTGTGCCCCTATAGTCGTGGTAGTCGATTTACAACAGTTGGTTTATTCAACCACTTGCTTATTGCTATTGCTACAAATGCAGTAGCAGGTACTGCAATTATGAATTGTTTATTTAGCGAATACTGAGAAAGTAAAGCGCCAAAACTTAAAGGCAATGTAAAGTATTTATTCAGTAAAGACACTTGTAGGTATCTAAGAGTAACTAGTTCTAGGAACTCAACGGTGTAGGTTATAGCAATTCCTGAAATCAGGATGGTTATCAGTAGGTCAGTCATGACCAGAGGCTACACCGTTGGGTTGGTGAACTCCAAACCAGCCAAAGTCTTGATGCGCCAGAATGCGTTTTGGGGAACCCACTCCATTATAGTCTCCGACAGACGAGGTATCTTTAAAGGCTTGTTGTAGTAAGCCAAAGAATAAGACGCATCAGCGGTTCCTTGCCAAATGTTTCCGTACTCAGAAGGCATAGACCCATCAAAGTATTCAGTAGCAACAAAGGACCTTTCAAACTGCAGTAAGTCTAGGTAGAAGGTTCCAACACCACCAGTTATTTTAAATAGTGCGTAAACAGCATCAGACGATGAGTCAGTTATACCTGCCACAGTTACTTGAGAGAACGCATCGGAGATAGGTTGTTCTACGGCTTCAAAAGTACTTACTAACTCATCTTCTAAATTATAAAATTCAATAGAACATTCGATCTCGGTTGCGTCATCCGATGCTACATAAAAAGATGCTGTGTAGTACTGACCAGGGTTGATCGGAATTGCGTAGGAAGTCTTTACGTTCCATGCACCTGCAGCAACAAACTTTCCACTGTAGTCACCTGTGTATCCAAAAGTAGGTACGTTGGAGTCCCGTGAGAATGTTGCGCCTGTCTTAGTCCAGTTAGAGTCGTCTACTTCAAATGAAGGATTCTTAATGTAATTAATTTTATTAGGAGAAAGTTCTACAGTAATAGCACGGGCTTCGTCGTAATCAATTGCGTCACCTTCTTGCATGCACACTTGATCCACATAGTAAACGCCTGCAGCGCTACCACTAACTTGTATCGCTGCATACACAGCATCTACAGGAGAGGTCGCTACTACACTAGCGCTTTTCCAAGTGTTATTGGCAGAAACACTGGAGCCGTTATCGGTCTCAATAAGAGCGCCCTTACCGTCATACCATTTAACAGACACCGTCACATTACCAGCACTTGCAGGAGATTTTATCTTTACAGAAGTTATGTACTCTACTTCTGGTTGAACAGGAACGCCCTTTGTGACGGGAGTATTTGCGCCAAGGTTCATTGTAAAAGCATTAGTGGCAGTAACCTTGCACGAATATATTCCGTCTATTACGTTGTCTCCAGGTGCAGGTACTTGTTCATCACTCTCTTCCGCTGTTGCGCTTGTAAATACCCAATTACCTGTTGATTGATAAAAGGTAGAATCTTGCACAGTTAAAAGCAAATTAGGTGAAACAGTTATTGCAGGAGAGTACCCCGTAAGGGATTCTACGTAAGTTTCCAATCCAAGTTTTAATCCTTTATTACCATACATGTAGAGGGCTTCACGAATTAGTTTCTTTTGCGATCTGACTGGAAGGCTTGGTTCAGGGTCTAATGCGACGTTTTCGTTTTCTACTCTAATAAGTGAGAAGGGTGATCCTTCTTTTAAATGAAGAGGTTGGCTTAGTTCAATAAGAGTTAAAAGTTGATCGTAGGTAATAGAGAAACCGTACAGAAAGTTGTAAAGAGCAGATGTCTCATCTGTAACATGCAGTGCACTCTGCTCTTTAGATGTAAACACTTTGGGAATAATATCCATGATCTTTTTGTGAGAACCATGATCTCGTGCTACTATGTCTGTAACTTTTCCAGCAGATATCCAAACCTTGCTATCGTTGTATAAGAACATAGAGTAATAAATTGGGCGACCAGGGACAATGCTGATACTGGTGGGGTTATCTACGCCATCTATAATAGACGACCTAGTAGTAGTTCCTGCTGTAGCAAATTCATCCCAAACAATGACGCCATCTTCAGCGGTTTCAGGAAACCCTGTCTGGTTTCGTACTAATCTAATTCTAGAAAAATCACCTGAAGGCGATTGCCAAGACACGTAAACTTTTGTAAAATCTAATACTGTTAAAATAAAAGGTTCTACAGAGTAAACTAATTTTGGTGTGTCTCCGTATTTAGAACCACCATAAGTAATATTACCGTATTTAGCCACGGTACTACCTTAACAGCCAGCGAGAAGAAACGGGCTAATTATATTGTCATTGGGATCAACAAGTGTCCAAGTAGCAGATGAACCATCGGTAGTTAGGTACTTACCAGAGTTACCAGACTGAGAAGGTAGAACATCAATCGTTTCCCACGCTGTGACGTAATCAGAGTTTGAAGTCTTAGTTAAGACTTGACCATCAGATCCTCCAGCAGGAACAGCGTCCCAAACTTCTTTGATTCCATATTCAATATTAGCAATGCGATCTTTTAGGCTATCCCATGATGCAGTAGTTTGGTCAAACACACCAACCCACCCTGAACCCGTAGTAATAGAAGTTCCTAGGTTGGTTTGTACAGAAATCATCTCTTCACGAAGAGTGTTGACGTGCTCTGCTAAAACAGTGGTAGTAAAATCAGTAACTGTTGAAGGAGAAAAGGACACAACGTTAGTTGGGTATTGTGCAGCCATTTTTATTACCTCTTTCTAAACCTATCGGTCTATTTTCGTTGATTTGTTTTAAATTTACTGCCTGAACTACACTGCTTCGTAACTTCCTGAAACTGTAAGGGTATCTTGAGCCCCGAAAGTAAATGGAGCGCCAGCGGTAACGCCTCCCCAGACTGTGGTTGCTGTGTCGTTCTGATGGATAATAGAGAAATGACTTGTTGAGTTTTTGTAGTTTCCGTTTGCAATAGCGCCATACCAAGCAAGTCCACTATTCAAAATAGACACTGCAAATTGATAGTTAGCATCGTAAGCAGTTACTGGTAGTCCAAACATCCATGCCCCAGCGCCACCAGTAGTTGTACTTCCATAAGTTAGTTTAAGACTAAAAAATACAGTCTTACCTATTTGCTTGTAACGACCAGTAAGTGAGCCATTACCGATACTTGGTGTTGAAGAGTCAGATGTCCATGTTGGTGTGTAAGAAGTCCATGCGTTTAAATCAGAAGCAGAAGTTCCTGCTGTACCTTGGACTCCCTGCGTTCCCTGCACTCCGTGAGTTCCTTGAGAACCAGTTGTTCCTTGAATTCCCTGTGCACCGTTAGTGCCCTGCGGTCCCGATTCAGCAGCAGCAGTTGTATCAAGCCATAAAACGTTTTGAATAGTAGGCTCTGACGCACTAGAGATTATGCCTTGAGTACCTGTGGTTCCTTGTACTCCCTGTAACCCTGCTCCTGTTGCACCTTGAGTACCTAAAGTTCCTTGAGTACCTGTGGTTCCTTGTACTCCCTGTAACCCTGCTCCTGTTGCACCTTGAGTACCTAAAGTACCCTGAGTTCCCTCAGTGCCTTGAGCACCAACAATGCCCTGAGCACCGATAGTGCCTTGCGCACCTTGCGCACCTTGCGCACCTTGCGTTCCCTGTGCTCCCTGTACTCCAGTAGACCCAATAACACCTTGAGTGCCTTGTACACCTTGTGTGCCGTTAGCGCCCTGTGTTCCTTGCGTTCCTTGTGTGCCAGCGCCTGTCGTACCTTGACTACCAACAGTTCCTTGAACTCCTGTAAACCCTTGAGTACCTTGCGTACCTGTGCCTGTGGTTCCTTGTGTACCTAAATAGCCTTGGGCTCCCTGGGTACCCAGTGCTCCCGCTGTGCCCTGTGTTCCTTGTATGCCTGTTCCTTGGACGATACTTGCAACAGTAGATTGTAGGTTTACTAAAGTTGTTTGAAGAGATGCTTCTTTGTTTGCTATAGCAATAAGAGAGTCCGTTAGGTCTAACTCTTTAGTCCCATCACTTTGATCATTGATTATGATTACATCTTGAACACTAGTGATGGATACAGAGTCAGACAACGGCTTAACAAACATCTGTTTATTTGCGCCTTGGTTTTTACCAAATGATCCAGACCATACTGGGTACTCAGGATCTCCACCAACATAGGTAACCCACACACCTTGTCCAACGATAGGTACTTCAGTGTGGATACTGGAGGGTTCCATAGGCCAAGCCCAGTCAGTAACCTCTGATCCTGTAGTCTGTACTTGTAGTTTTAAACGACGTTGATTTTGAGGGTCGTTGTTATTTTTAACAACACCCCTATAAACACCATACAGACGTTTTACTGAATCCACTAAATAGTTCCAATACTAATATTCTCTTCTAAGAAACGAAAAATCTCATTTGGGTCTCCAACAAGGTTACCTAAACCAGAACCACCTTGACGGTGCAAGTTAATTACGCGTACTGTTTTTACACCGCTAACCTGTTGAAGAACAAACTCAATATCTTGAGGGTAGATGGTGTCTTGAAAGTTCACACCTGTGTAACCAAAACTTGTAAGCAACGCACTCTTAATAGAAGTTTCAACTTCAGTTGTAGTGTACTGACCTAACTTAGTGTAGTTAATAGTGATAATAGCATCTACATAAGTTGGAGGTTGAATGGTGACTGTAGTACCCAATAAAATTTTATCTGATAATTGATTTTCTACATCTAACTTTAAGTTGTCGTATTCTACAGTGGGATCGCCAGCATCATCAAGGCCAGGAGCAAAGTCTGTGTCTATAGCCGTACGGCTTGGTGCAATATAAACAGTCACCGAAGTCCAAACATCTGCAGTAGCACTGGCTTTTCCTACTCCACTTACACCTAGTGCTAAGTCTGCGTAGTCTTGCAGTGTTACAGCACGATTATTGGCACGCAAAGAAAGTGGCGCAGAGATACGGATTTGATCCAAAGATTCTGGATTAGAACCACCAATAGCAACCTCAGTGTTTGTTACGCTAACGCCAGATTGAATAGCAGTAGTTTGATTCTCTGTTAACCCAGGAAGGTACGAAATAGTATCTAAAATTCCATCAGGCACATTACCGATTGAACCGCCACCAACAACGTAGTTTGCTCTGATCTCTGAAAAACGAGTTGGTATTTGGCCCGAAATTCCATCACCAAAAGTAACAATGACTTTGTCATCTTGATCAATGTAAACCTCAAACACTAAGTCATTTGGGCCAGCATCTAACAGGTGCTGTACTTGTTCCCACTTTGAGTACACGTCTCCGTCTTGAACGTACACTTCGACAGAACCATCAACAACAGGGGTTTCTCCAAGTTCGTATCGGCTGCTAGGTGCTCCTGTAGAGGTACCAATTAACTCTCCGTAAGCATTTGCAGTATCTGAAACAAGAGTGACGGGGCGACCTTCTGTTGCACTAATTGTTTGAGTACCTAAAGTGTCTCCAATTTTTTCTATGATTACGCAATCAGCATCGGTTGTAAAGTAAACAGTTTGAACTGTATCTCCAATAACAACGTCTCCTGAAACCAAAGAACCTGCAGGAATGGTTACCTCGGTGTTAGAACTGTTAGTAAAAGATAAAGTGGTAAACGCTTGACGGTATCCTGCTGGAACATAGCCGTAGGTTTGAGCAATGTTTAAAACGCTTGCTCGTTGAGTAGCCGTTGAGATAAACGCTTCGTTGGCACTTCGATCAATGTAGAAAGACAATAAGTCGCCCAAGTATGCAAAGGATTCAACTAAAGCAACACCAAAGTCAGCAGGGTCAGAAGCAGTCCATACAATGCCAGACTCATTCATACGGCTTTGAATACGCGCAATTAACTCCTCACGAATTGAGTAGTAATCCTTGCTGGTGTAATCCACCGAGATAGGAATGTTTGATGGGCTTACGGCGGTCATAGAGACTCCTCATAGATTGGTATGGTTCCTTTTATAGAGGCAAGACCGATCGTAGTGCTTACCTGTTGGTCATTAGGTAGGGCATAAATGACCGTAATACTTATAAACCCTGTGTACTCATCAAAAGAACTAGATACAGAACTAAGTGTTAACAGAGGAAGTTGTATTAAAAAAGCATTTCTAATTTCATTTTCAATTCTGCTTTGTGCTTCTTCTTGAGAGTCAAACGCTGTATACGGAATAGCGGTGCCAAACTCAGAACGCATTACTCGTTCTCTATAGGCAGTGCCAATCACCGAACGAACACGATCAGCCCAAATTTTGGGTTGCTCAGTAGTGGTGGTGACCTTACCGTAAGGGTCAATACTAAATGGAAGTGCTATAGCGATCTCAGGCATTACACTCCTTCCCATCTTCTAGGGGTTACTCTAAACCCAGCGTCAGTCTGACTGACCATGGCTACTGCTCCAGTAAGTTTAGTAGATGTTGGGGTATTTGTTGCTGTTGTTGTATACAGATCTCTAACGGGAGCAGTTCCTGCCTGTGTAGGTCGGAAAGCACTAGGTTGGTTAGTGCCAGTTCCATCGGCAACACAAGAAAACTCTATGTCATAACGACCATCCCAGAAAACATAATGGGTTGCTTTTTTAACAATCCAAAAACCATCAGTAGTATTTCCAGTACCACTAACTTCAATAGTTGCAAAAGGCGTAATTCTTGGGTCACCTTGCCCAATACCTTCTGCTTGAATCGAAAACCTGGACAGTTGCGCATTAGCGTCAGCCACAACCCTGGCCATCTCAGCGTTACCAGTCATTACTCCTGGAAGAGTCTCTGTAAATAAAGGGTCTTTTGTTGTTACTCGTACATTCTTTCCAACAGTGCTAGGTGATCCAGAATAAGAGTAGGACTTACCTGTAATGGGGTCTATACCAGATACTGTTTTTTCCTTGCGGTTGTAAGAGTCACCGTCAAAGTAGTCTCCTACTTTTGGTTTGAATGAGTCTAATGTTTGAGAGAGCAGAGTGTTGTAAGGATGGGCAACAGCAGATGTAAAAGACATAATCGGAATAACGCTCAT